TTGATTTAGGTGATCGTATTGAAGTGACAGTAGACAATGCAACGATATTTACTGGACGTGTTTTCTTTAGAAAAAGAAATACAAATGACAATACATATGATATTACTTGTTATGATGGGATGATATACCTAGCAAAGTCTAAAGTAAGTTTAGTTTTTAATGCTACAAATGTAGTTGATGCTTTCAAGCGTGTATGCGCAGAGGTTGAAGTACCTGTAGGGACCTTACCAGATATACCTACAGTAGTAAACTTTGTGGCAGATAAAAAAACATGTACAGAAGTTTTTCAAATGTTGTTTGAGAAAACAAAGGCTGATATTCAAAAAGATTACACAGCCATATTACTAGCAGATGGAATTAATTTGGTAGAAAAAGGAACAACCATTGAAGAGTATATAGCTAGGGATACATACGATGTAATAAGTTCATCACATTCTGAATCAATTGAGGAAATGGTAAACAGAGTAAAAACTGTTGACGCTGCAGGCAATGTGATGCGAATAGATAATGAAGATGCATTAATTAAAAAGTATGGTATTTTCCAAGATATTTATAAAAATCAGCCAGAACCAAAGGAAAAGAAAGCTACTAAAAAGAAAAAGGCTACTAGTACAAGTACACCAAAGAAACCCAAGTTTCCTGTTGATAATGTGGCAAAAGCCAAAGCAAAAATCAAAGGAATCAAAATGGAATCAAGTATTTCTGCTATAGGTAATATGCAATGTATAGCAGGGTATTCTGTATTAATTGAGGAAGAACAGCTAAAAGGAGTATTCTTCATTAAGTCAGATAATCATACATTTGAAAATAATACACACATCATGGAATTAAATTTAGAGTACATTAGAGAACCAGAGGAAGGAGAGGGTGAAAGTGCCGAAGAAAAACAATGATCCTTATGCAGGAATATTAGGTATCATGAGCGATGTAGGTGGAAATGCTGGAAAGCAAGCGATGCCGGGAATTGGCACTATAGTATCACCACCTCCAAATTTGGTGGTATCGTTCAATGGAATGGAGTTAAACAGTAATTTTTTATGGGTAGATGAATATTGGTTACAAGGTCATTATAGAGAATCTAAGGGGCATATTGTAAGCGAAACACAACCACGCAGCGGTGGCGGTGGCTATGCAGAATTTGCTAGTCATACACACGCTATTCATAATGATTACACAAAAACTAGAATCATGACTGATACATGGCATGTAGGAGATAAGGTAATGCTAATTCCAATAGTAGGGGATGATGAAAGTACAGCAGAGCAATATTTTGTATATGGAAAATGTAGGAGGTTAGACGGCAATGAGTAATCCATTTATGAAAGGGAATACACCAAGTAGCATTGACGTTCAAAAAAATCTACCATTATGCAAGGAACTAGCTTGGGACTTTCAGAGAGATACATACCAATATGATAGAAATGGCAATCATAAATATGTAACAGGTAATGATGCTATTAAAGTATGGGTATGGAAAACCTTGAGAGTAGAGAGGTACAGATATAGAGCATATTATGATGATTATGGTATTGAGTTTGAACAGTTTATTGGTAAAAAACCAAATGATACACCTAGTCAATATGAACTGTTTGAGTATGTAAAGGATGCGTTATTGGTTAACCCATACATTATAAATGTAGATGCTGTAGATGTAATTCAAGAACATAAAACTATTACATTACAAATTGAATTACAAACAATATATGGGCCAAATACGATAGGAGTTGAAGTATAATGCTAGAACCACAAAGTAAGCAAGATGTGCTAGGACGGCTACTAGCAGATTTCAAAAAAATAGATAAAGAAGGATTGAGTATACATGAAGGAACATTTGTATTTGATACATTAAGTTCAAATGCGGTTGAGTTTGAAAAATCATATGCGGAAATGCAATTGATACTTGATGCGGCTTTTCCACAAACTGCATGGGGCGAATACTTAACACGTCATGCGGAATCTCATGGGGTATTTAGAAAAAGTGCAACACAAGCTAATGTAATGTTAACTATTACTGGAACTGCAAATACAGTAGTACCAAAAGGAAGTTTATTTGGCACAGATAATGATGAAACATTTAGAACTACTATTGAAATTAATCTAGGTGAAACTGGAAGTGGAAAAGTATTGGCGGTATCAGAGCTAACAGGTAAATCATTAAATGTAGGAGCCAATACAATTACAGAAATAGTAGGTGGGATTTATGGAGTAAGTACAGTTAACAATGAAGCGGCTGCATATGATGGATATGATGAAGAAACTGATGCGGAACTACTAGATAGATTATTATTGAAAGTAAGAAAACCAGCAACAAGCGGTAATGCATATCACTATGAACAGTGGGCAAGATTAGTTAATGGAGTATTTTTAGTAAAAGTAATCCCGTTATGGAATGGACCGGGAACAGTAAAAGTTATTATTATCAACAATGAGCGTGAAAGTGCGAGTACAGAATTGATTGAAAAAGTTAAAACAGTAATTGCAGAAAACGCACCAATTGGAGCTACTGTAACAGTAGTTACACCAACGATACTTGATATTAATATAGAGTTAACGGTAACTAAGGGGAAAGCTGAAATAGAAGCTATTAAAAAAGTACTAAATGAAGAGTTTAAAAAGCAAATCTTCAACGGTACATATGTGTCATATGCTAATATTGGCAAGGCTATTTTGGCCAATAAAGAAACAGGAGTATTAGATTATCGTGAGTTAAAAGTAAATAATGGTATTACCAACATTGATATTACAAATGAACAATTACCAACAGTTAAAGAGGTGATCGTACATGAGTGATTTTATAAGATGGAAAGAGGTGGATATATTAGCATATCTACCTTTTTTTATTGCAAAAGATATGGAGTTTAAGGCAATAAGTGATGCGGACAGTAGAGAGCATGAACGTATTAGATTATTGTTAATGGAATTATTGAAACAAGATAATATCCAAACGGCAACATATGCATTAGATAAATGGGAAGAATTTGTTGGGATTAAACCTAAAAACAATAGTTTTAGGGATAGAAGAAATCGTGTGATTGCAAAGTTAAATACTGCAAATAGTAGCACAAAAGAATATCTTGAAACTATTGCTAATAAGTTTATATCTGATAAATCTGCTGAAATAATTCCATATAACGAAAAATATATGATGGATTTAAGCTTTACAAAGGACATGTGTGATAACATAGATGATTTACACAGTGCAATTGAAGAATTTAAACCAGCACATATTGGATATATTGTTTGGGAAGAACAAACTGTTGCGCAAAACTTAATAATTACATCATTAGTAGGAGCGCAGGAAGAAACAGTGATAGGCATGATAAAACCATTAGAGAATATTGAGATTGAACACAGTATCTATTATGGGAATGCCATTGGGATAGAAGAAGTAACTATGATAGGAGGTTAATATGGCACAATTTCCGGGATTAAGTTTGACTGTTCAAGGGAATAAAATGATCCTTAGAGCATCAACTGGTAAAACAGATGACAGACTAATTATTACAAAGGCGGTAATTGGTGATGGGCAACTAACAGCAAGTATTGATAGTTTAACAGAAATAGTTAGTAAAAAATTAGAAATAGGATTAAGCAAAATAAAAGAAGTTGCAAATGGGCAGATGCAATTACAATTTAATTTTGATAATAGAAATGTAGCAAATGGTTTTTATTGGCGAGAAGTTGGACTGTATGCAAAAAATGGCGATAGTGGAGAAGAAAAACTTATTGGCTATTCTAATGCAAAAGGGTTAACATCTTATATTCCAGATAAAACTAATGTTATTCCAATGCAACGTTTAGTAATTGCTTTAGGGGTGGGAGATAATCCAAACGTAAAAGGTGAAGTAGATTTTAGTAGTGCTATTACTTTAGAACAATTAGAAGAAGCAATTAATCAACATAACACAGATAATCACGCACATGATAATCGTTTCAATAAATATCTTCCGTTAGCAGGTGGAACTGTAACAGGAAATGTCAAATTTAATAATGCTTCTGTAGGATTTAATAACGGGAATAACACCTATGATGCAAAGATTAGAGTTGCATCCAATGGGAATTTTGATATCGGTGTAACTGAAGATAATGCCAATAAAAATGCTACTGCTCAATTATTGTTACATAGCCAAAACAAGCCGAAATGGTACAATTCGGCTATTAGTGGTAAAGATATTGCCATGGTTGAAGATATCAATAATGCAATCACTGCAGTTGATAATGATGTAGCACTAACAAAAGCTCCTACGTTGCAATTAGTAAAAACGCTTTTGAGTGGTCTAAATATTAAAAATGCAACAGATGTGATTAATGCATTAGAAACTAATAAGGCATCAGGATTAGGTATCCGATATGATTTTTCTAATCCAAATGCTTGGTATATCTGTCTGGGCAAGCTATTTGGGAATTTAATTATCCAAGGGGGAAGAAAACTAAATTTAACCATTTATGATGGTAAAAAATATGATGTTCAATTTCCTATTGCATATGCAAAAGAATGTATTGGTGTGTTACAAACGTTAGAATGGCCTACTGCTATTGGTGGGGCATCAGTTGCTTACACCGATAAAAGAACTACTACTGGTTATACAATCGTTGCTGATGCAGCTAGTGCAGTATATAATAGTGATTTATTTTATATTGCGTTTGGAATTTAGCCAAGGGGGAAGAAGATTAAATATAAAAGTATATGACTACTTGCAATACCAAGAACAATTTCCTGTTTCATTTAGTAAAAATTGCTTCGGTGTATTAGTAACACTCGAAGGTAGAGGACCTGTATCTGGTGTATCTGTATCGTATACAGACAAAAGAACAATAACAGGGTTTACGATTGTTACCGATGCATCAAATTCCGAAGCAACAAGTGATTTATTTTATATTGCACTAGGTATTTAGCCAAGGGGGAATTATAAAAGGCCCAACAGGAACTTCCACTGAAGGAGCATTACCACAAACTACATTCCCGATAGCATTCAACAAACCATTATTAGTACTATCGAATATGATTAATAATAGTACTAATCCGAATCCTAATTTTATAGATATTTGGACTCAAATTAGAGATTTAAATAATAATTCATTTAAAATGTTCTTGCAAAGTACAGGAAATTTATATAAATATGATGGCGTGTATTGGGTGGCTATAGGATTATAGTAAATATAGTTAGATTCCTATTGCAATATATTCCAAAGTTCTAGATTGTTCACCGCCACCAACTTCATCAGCGTTATATTCGAACCCGGAGTTCTTTAAACTGGTATGAATTACGTTTACAACTATAGGAGATTCAGTCTTACTATATTTAATTCTGCATGTTGGTAAAACTATAATAGGTTTTGTATTAAAAGTAATCCCGAATTTAACCGTTCCTGTTCTACTATCAGAGTTTTGGTCTGTCCACCCCTTGCCGTCAGCATTAATTCCCCCTTGGTCATTTAAGCATTTCAATGGCCTTGCGTAATTGTCTAAGTGATTTATGAGTATATACGCCATCGGTAACATTAGATGAAGCATGGCCTAACAATAATCGTTTAGCATTATAGTTAGCACCTACATCATCTAATCTAGTAGCGAATGAATGACGGCAATCATGGGGAGTATGTTTAGCGTTAATAGTATTCATGGATAATTTAAAGGCATGTGATAGAGAAACATAATTACGTTCCTCTATGATCCATTTATTAGATAGTCGATATTCAATAAATGGCCATATGCGATGATGGATGGGAATGATGCGGATACCTGCTTTAGTCTTACTGGAGGTAACTTTTAAGTATCGTTGCTTTCGATTTATATCGGTGCTTTTAAGATTAATTAATTCACTAGCACGCATTCCAGTGTATAAGAGTATTAAGGGCAATTCTGCATTGAGATTCCATAAGCGGTTAATTTGATTTGTGGTAAATACCTTGCGTGGGCGTTTAGGAATATCGTGGCCAATATTCAAATATTGACTGTATGCCTTTGAACACCAGTCATTAATAATTGCAAATGAATATAGTTGATTGAGTAAAGAGCGAACTTTCTTACATGAGGAATAAGAGAGTCCGCTCTTTAGCATATTCGATATTATATTTTGCAAATCCATATATGTGATTTCGTTGATAGGGCGGTGAGATATTGATGATACATGATGATAAGCACATTCATATCCTTTCATGGTGTGTAATGAGACATGTAATGAATGTAACTCTAACCATGAATGGTAAACATCATCTAATGTATGAACATTGTTTAATGCCTCCTTAGCCTCATTATAAGAGGAATAATAACCTACAACTTTATACGCTACATAGGGGCGTTCATGAGCCCCTTTTAATTTCTCAATTAATTTCATAGTAACCTCCAAGAAAGGACAAGAATATGTACGTATTTGTATTAGACGAAAAAGGTGTTCGCCAAACATCATATGTAGTTGGTGTTCATGCGGATACTCTTGAAGAAACAGAGCAATTAGCCAAACAAACATATCCAACTGCTAATATCGTAACAGGGGATAGTGAAATGCAGGCACAATTCACGAGTGGTAAATGTTATGTAAATGGCGAATTTGTAGATGCACCAGTAGTTGAATACATTCCTACAAAGGAAGAAAAAATCAATGCTATTAAAGCGGAATACGATCCGCGTTTCAAAACGCTAGAAGAAGCTCAACGCCGATTGCTACTCATGGGGAAACCTACTAATGCAATTAGCACTCAATATATCAAGTTGAATAATGAAATGGTAGCACGAATTAAGGAGGTGCAATAATATGCCTAAATATATTGGTGACAGTAAAGTTCCTGTAATGGAATTTTGTGAGTACTGTTGGGAAGTACTTAACGAAGATGGCACATGTCCTACAGAAGGATGTGTGCATAATGATTTGCTATCTTTAGATGAAAGTGAAGCACAAACGGAAGGAGATTAAATGTGGACATGGCAATTCGAACTGAATGACATTCTAACCACGTTGACTATTGTCAGTATAGTTGCAGGTATAGGGTATAAGGTTCTCGTTATTCCATTGCTCGAAAAGTTGGATTTGCAACGAATGCAAGACAATTTGATGTTTCAGGAAAAAATGGGCGTGCTCACTGATACGCTAAAGGATTTAAAGGACGAAATTAAATTGTCTCGTGAGCAACGAACCAAAGCATATACCGAGCATGTTAAATTGACATCAAGAGTAGATGGTATCGAAGCTCGTGTTGATGATATTAAGGAGGAACTACATGAACATACCACCAAATCTCATCAGTACAGTTAAAAAATCATATCGATCCGTTAGTGGGGCCAATTTCCACCCTACAGGAATATTTGCTACCAGGGCGCTAGTATTTGTCATGCTAGTGCCTATTTTACTAGTTGTTAGCGAATACATTATGGTATTCATTCGTGGCTATGCTGACGATATGACAATAAAAATTATTAATACAGGGATAACTATTA